GACAAGAGCTGGGACAACGTCGAGCTAGTCGCTCGTAAATGGGGCGTTGTTTGCAAGTATTCCAGCGATCTAAGCGAAGACGCTGTTATCGATCTTGCTGATGATTTGGCTTCTGAAATCGCTTACGCTTTCGCAAACAAGGAAGACGAAAGCGGATTCAACGGCGATGGAACGAGCACTTATCACGGCATCGTCGGTGCAGCTTCTAAGGTTGATGATGGCAATCATGCCGGATCAATCGCAACCGCAACGACTGGCAATACGGCGTTTTCAACGCTTGATTTGGTCGACTTCAACAATGTCGTCGCTAAGTTGCCGCTGTACGCTCGACAAAATGCTCGATGGTACATCAGCTCGGCTGGTCACGCTGATTCAATCAGTCGATTGGCGTATGCTGGCGGCGGAAACGCGGTTAATGACATCGCTGGAGCCAGTGGACAGACATTCCTCGGCTATCCGGTTGTATTCACTCAGGTGCTGAACAGCACTTTGACTGCTCAAACTTCGACGATTCTAGCTCTGTTCGGTGATCTGAGCTTGGCTTCAATGATGGGCAGCCGGCGTGACATCACGTTTGCAATCTCCAGCGATCGTTTCTTTGAGTACGATCAACTGGCCATCAAGGGGACGCAGCGTTACGACATCAAAATCCATGATCTTGGTGATGCAACGACAGCTGGTCCGATCGTCGCTTTGAAGACTCCGGCAAGCTAAAAGCCGGTTTATCATAAGGCTTGCCGTCGGCCTTAATCGGCGGCTTTTCTTTAATCTCAAACTCACGCGAGAGAATCAATATGAACGCTTTGCAAAACGTCAAGTTCGTTTCGGTGACACCGCCGGCGGCAATCGTCGACAACGCGGCTTACACAACTGCCGAGATCGACACTTACGGATACGATTATTTGACAGTTGTTGCATATCTTGGAGCAACCGATATCGCCATGTCAGCTCTCAAGCTGACCGAGTCCGACACTAGCGGCAGCGGTCACGCCGACATCTCAGGTGCCGACTTCTCAAGCGGAACTGACATCGATGGCAGTGCAGCAGCTTTGCCAGCGGCCGACGATGATAACAAGTTCTTCGCTTTCCAAGTCGATCTGCGTGGCCGTAAACGATACATCGACGTATCGGCAACCGCTGGCGATGGTGCGGCAGGAACTTTCTGCTCAATCCTTGCCGTTCTCAGCCGAGCTGGTGAAGCTCCGAACACAGTTTCTGAAGCTGGTTGCGGAGGTTTGATCAGAATCTGATGCTTGTTCGATTTAATCAAAGCTTCCGTCATTGGCAACGCGGCAGGATTTACAACCTCGCTGACGGCCAGGCTAATCTGTTGATCCATCGCACAATTGCTGAGGAGGTGCAGGAACGTGCCAGGACTAAGCGTCAGCGTCGGTCCAACCGTCGAACCAGTAACGACAGCCGAGATTAAAACGCATCTACGCGTCATTGGCAGTGATGAGGATGCTTACATTCGCAGCCTCATCACTGCCGGCCGCGTTTGGATTGAGAATTACACGCATCGAGCACTAATCGATCAGCCCCTGATTCTCAATCTCAATTCATTTCCAGATTACGGGCAGCCAATCTGGTTGCCGAAAGCTCCGCTCTCAAGCGTTACATCAATCACGTACAACGATGCCAATGGCGATAGTCAAACGCTGGCAACATCGAAATATGTGGTTGATACATCGGGCAACAATCGAGCAGCCGGCGTCTACGAATCGTATGACAACGATTGGCCGACGACCTACGATGAGGTCAATGCAGTCACGGTGACTTATGTCGCCGGCTACGGATCAACGGCGGCATCAGTGCCAGATCCGATTCGACATGCATTAAAAATGTTGATCGGCTCAATGTTTTGCGAGCGGGTGCCGTGCGAAGAGTGCGATGCACTAGCTGACAATTCGCCGGCGGCCATGTTGTTGAGTGCTTACAAAGTCCAAAACGATTTAGTAGGACTGCCGACATGGTGATGAAACGATGTCATCGCAAGATTGGCGAGTACGATCTCAAAGTTACGTTTGAGACTCCAAGCGGCACGGCAGACGCTCATGGACACATTGATTTAACCAATCTTTCTAACTGGTCGAGCTTTTCATCAGCATGGGCGAAATGCGTCAGCAAGGGCGGTCGAGAGTTTTGGAAGGTTAATCAAGTCAATGCTGATGTGAGTCACGTTTGGTACGTGGCCTATGACAGCTCACTTGATGCAATCACGCCGGATGATCGTTTAATTTACGACCAAACGCGATATGAGATTGTCGCTGCTTTCAATATCGACAACGCTAATCTTGAGTATGAGATTCATACAAAGCGTGCCGTTTGAATGAGATTGGCAAGCCTGTCGTTGTGACGGTGACGCAGGAAGCAATGAGCGGGGCGAAGAATGGTTAGCAGAGTCAGGCAAGCCATATCAGGTGAGCGTGAGTTGCTTAAAGCCTTGAAGGGCATTGACGATGCGATGGTTGATAAAATCGCACCGGCTGGAATGCGTGGCTACCTGCGAGAAACAGCGAAAGGAATCAAATCGGAAATCCCCGGCCAGTTCAAATCAGCTAGGAAGGGAATTGGTAGCCGCTTTGTAAAGCGTGACAAGCGAACGAAGAAAGTGACTGCGAAGGCAGGTAGCCAGGTTGGAATTAAGAAAGAACGCCGCAAAGCATGGGGCGAACAGGCAAAGGCAAAACGCGGGAATCGTTCAGGCGTTGGGATCTCAGCTAATAACATCCACTGGGCAATCCTTGGAACGAGCGACAGAACGAGAAAAACTGACGGCCGCAACACTGGCAAGATGGCTCCGCTGTTGCCTGGCGTTGTTCCTGCCGGCGTCCGAAAGAGCAAGTCAGCAGCACTGGCGAAGTTTCGGGAGTTGTCAAAGAAAGAGCTGATACGACAGTCCAGAAAACGGCGTAAGAAAGTGAGACGGCGTCGATGACAATGAAATCAGGACTGGTATCACTGCTGACAGGCGAAGGCACAATTACGGCCTTGGTCAGTTCGCGAGTGTACGTCAATAAGGCTCCACAGAAAGCCGCTTTGCCGCACATCATCATTACACAGCTCAATAGTAATGAGATGAACGCATTCGACGGGACGAGTGAGCTACGCAGCATCAACTATGACATTGACTGCAAGGCGGACAGAAGCGTCGAGGCGGCAACGCTGGCTGATGCTGTCCGCGTGTTTCTTGACGATTACACGGGAGCAGCTGGTAGTGAAACAATCGGGGCCGTTCTGCTGAACGATGAGTCAGACAGTTATGAGCCACCGGCTGATGCCAGTGATGTCGGAATTTACGTTGTCACTCTTGATTTGGATGTGATGTACAACCCGGCATGAAACTGGACTGGTGCAAAGAATCAGGCAAGTGGAACATCTGGGAACTTGAGACGAACACGTTATTGGCAAAGGCTGAGAGCGTGCAATTGTTAGTTCCATCGGTGCTGATCAGCACTGATGGCGGCCGTCACGGCTATTTAATTGCTGACGGTCTTCTGACTGTTAGCAAAGACAATCAAGCAATCATTCGGAGGAAATAAAATGGCAAAGGTAGTCTGCAAAGGCACGGTGCTTCAGCAGGAACTGTCGATGGTCTTCACGGCCGTTGCACAGGTTACAAGTCTGGAGCAGTCGGGAGCGGAGTCTGAGACGTTCGAGAGCACGACACTGGACACCAGTGGTGCCGGCAAGGAATACGACACCACAGGATACACGGAACCTGGCAGCGTCAACTTTGAGCTGTTCTACGATCCGGCACTAGCTGGCCATCAGGCAATTACTGACCTGCTGACAACGCCGGCTTCCCAGAACTGGAAAATCATCTACGCCGACACGGGCAACACCGAATACCCGTTCACGGGTGCTGGCGTTTCTTTTGATGTGACAGTCGCAATGAATGACGGCCTGCGAGCATCTGGAGCGATCAAGCTCGACGGCCTTGGAACGTGGCCTACTTAGTTTTGAGGTAAAGCAGTGAAGGCAGAGTTGTTAAGACCTATGGAAATGGGGCCTACTCATCCTGAGTATGTGCCAGGGGAAAAGACTTGGCTGGAAGTCGGTGCAATCATTGAACATCCGCAGGCGTTCATGCTGGTCCGTATGGGCTGTGCAAAGCCTGCTGACGATGAGTGCGAGAAGGCCGCACAGATGACGCCTACGGCGATGGAAAAAGCAAAGGCGGCGTATGAGCGGTTACAGAAAGGGATCGCACCAGAGGATTTCGAGGCATTCGATGCCGGCGAGATCTCTGGATACGATCCCGAAACAGGCGAGCCGATCCCAGGACCAAACGCAGTAGATGAGGAGGACGACTGATGGGGGTGATTAGCAGGGAAGCCTTCCTGGCTCCGGCAGCGGTGCCTGCTGAGCGGGTGCCGTTGCCGGAGTTCGGTGAAGATTCTTATGTCAATGTGCATGGTATGACTGCCAAGGCTCGCAGCCAGTTTGAGCAGCAGTTTCAGACAAAGGGCGGGAAGCAGTCAGCCAGGCGATTGCAGGAAGTGCGGCAGCGGCTGTTGGTCGCATGCTGCAAAGATGACGACGGTCAGCCGATCTTCACAGTTGAAGACATCGAAGCCATCGGCGGACAGTCTTCAGCCGTTGTGGAGCGGATTGTCAATGTGGCGATGCGTCTATGCGGCATGAAAGAGGATGACATTGA